AGCCGCACTGACTTCGATATCAGTGATCGCTGACGTGGACTGCCACAACCCTGCTTGTACCGATACATACCACCCCACCGAAGCGGTTGAGGCGTTTTCCTTACCTACAGAGATAAGAACGGGCTTGAAGCCAGTCGTATTGGCGTAGTTCGGTATCCAAACCTTTATTGAAGCAAACGTGTTGGCGGTGCTGGAGGCTGCGTTACCACTCGTGTAAATGTAGCGGATTGCATCTTGGTTTGTTTGGCGGGTTGAAGCGACGGTCGTACCCGTTGCGTACATGCGGGTGTGCGAGTAGTTGCTTCCAGTGTCGATAGAACCGTTCCCCACCCGCAGTTTGAGATCGTCGGTGGTGTAGTTAGTTACAGTCCGATTAGACATTACGAGCAGAAGATGATCGTAGGAGGATGGAATGGCGGCTTCGCCCCACGAAGCGACACCACCAGCGCCAACCTCAGTGTGGTCGATAACAGTGAAAGCAGCCATCAGTCATTCAGTCCGTAGAGGGTGAACTCAGAACCACGCCGCCAGTCCCCGTTTGATGAGGTCAACAGGATTGTGGTGAGGGCTGCGGTGCTATCCCACAAGACCGAGTTGAATCCAACGACAGGGGCAGATGTCCCACTCCCCGCTACCCCCGCCATCGTCGTGTTCTTGTTCGTATTTGCGTAATCCAAAATGTCGTACACCATGCCGCCGAAGTTGGCGGCAGGAGACAGATTCGCTGGTCCAGATACATATCCCTGTGCCTGTCCCGCCACCGCCACACCCGCAATACTGGTGCTGTTGGCCGTCATGCGGTGAAAAGAGTAGTTGGCTCCCGAGTCACCATTGAATCGAACGATGATGTAACTGGGTGCGCTGGTGTTGTCGTAACTGGTCGCGGCGTTGAGCCGTAGTTGCAGATGCTCATACGTCGCAGGGATAGACGAGAACGTCACCGACGCAGCGTCAGCCTCCAGATACGTTGTGGCGATTGCTTCGATCACAGCCATCAGGCAACCATCCTTGGCAAGATGCCGAACAGGGAGAACTTGGAACCAGCCGCAATGTTGGCCGAGTAATGGTCGGTGAAAGTAATCGAAGTGATCGGAGCCTGCGAAAGCCATGTACTAGCGTTGATTGACACTTGACCAGTACTACCAAGGTCAGAGGCGGTCTGCTGGACAGTGGACTTGTATTTGCCGCTGTTCACATCAAACAGGTTGATCGTGATGGCACTAAACACGTTGGTCGATGAAGCCGCAGCACATACCCGTGTGTCGATTCGATCGGTCGTCCCCGCATACGACGAGACTGCACCGTCACCCGTAAAATACTGGTAGGGGTAGTTGCTTCCCGTATCACCGTTGAGGTTGGTCCACAGAAAACTACTCGCAGCGGCATGAGTCGTTGCAACATAAATAACGAGCATCAAATCCATGTACTGGGAGAAGTCGCCTGTTTGACCGTCATCCGTTGAAGTAAACGTGACCGACGCAGCAGGCAATGACACCGCTGCGTGGGCGATACCGACCCATGCCTCACCGTCCGTGAGAACACCATCAACGATGTATGCGGGATCAGCCATTAGACCGTGTACCTGATGATGACAATGCCCGCACCGCCAGCCTTAGAGCCGTCGGTTGGACCGCCGACACCACCACCGCCCGTGTTCGGTATCCCGCCTGCGCCGCCCGACCAGCCACCAGAGAAAGTGTTCCCAGCACTACCGCCACCAGTACCACCCGCACCACCCGTGATGCCGCCGCCACCGCCGCCACCGCCATACAGGACAGTCGATGCTGCTATGCCAATCTTCGCCAGCCCGTTGCCGCCGTCACCAGCAACACCCGTTGCGCCGACACCATCACCACCCGCTGACCCCATGCCACCGCCACCGCCAGCGTCCCACAGGCTGCTGCCGAAGCCGCCAGAATCGCCACCAGCGAACCCCAGCGTTCCCGTACCACCCGTTCCCACGCCACCACTTGACGAAGCACCACCACCACCACACGCACCATCGTTATCGACAGCGCTGTAAGACGCCCCTAAACCACCACCAACGACCGTGTTGCCAGTAGCGGAACTGGATGCACCAACCTGCGCGTAAGTGGCTGTACCGACAGTGATCGTGTACGGGCTGGAAGCAACATCTACGGTTTGGGATGCGTACTGGACGACGCCACCGCCACCGCCCCCGCCTGAACCTTCCCAAGTGGGGCCGCTACCGCCAGCACCGACGACCAGAACGTCGCAGTCAGCCGTCCCAGCAGACACCACAAACTTGCCTGAACCACGGAACGTATGAACCCGATACGTCGTACCAGAATCCTCATACTGCGTGATGATCCCACCAAACGCCGTCATGCCAGCAGCACCGAACAGGCCACCATTCAGCCAAGTAGACACAGCCGTCGAAGGCCACGCCTTAGGCGTGTCGTGCCGTCCCCGCCAGTTGGATATGGCGGTAGACGGGTTGGTGCGATCCTGGCGGAACATGTGCTAGGCGGTGATGCGGTTGACGTAACCGTTGATGTTGATGACATTCGTTGTTCCAGCAAACGCCCTGACAATCAGGCCATTCTGCAACAATGTCCCTGGGCACACCAAAACCCAGCCTGCCTCAGCAGTAATCGTGACCTCAGACAGATCATCAGGTGAAGCAACGCCGCCGTACTCGATGGTGAGCTTCACATCAGACCCAGACGTGTTGCACGCATACAACCAGATTTCGTCCAGGTCAGAAGTGCCCGCTATCGCCGTATGAATCAGCGTTCCCGCCGTCGCCGTAGCAGCAACCTTGACGTTTCTGCCATCGGCAGGGGTTCCGCTGAGAACATGCTTGGAATATGTTGCCATTATCTTTCCTTAGTTGAAGACGGTGTTGTTCAAAATGAGTTGTGCATCATTGGTCGTTACGGAAATAGCGGGCGTTGTCCCACCAGACGACACAATCGGGGCTGTCCCAGTAACCGCCGTGACCGTCCCCTGCGGTGCCGCAGCCGTAATATCCGAAATCAACGCCTTCTTCGTGGCGTTGGAATCGTTCGTGTCAGCGATCAGGACATAATCGGCGGTCGTTGCCGTAGCCACCGTGCTGTTGTTGACATCCGCGATCAACGTCACATTGCCGCTCGTCGCACCCCCCGACAGGGAACTGTTCGCCGCAGTCGTAATCCCCGAAATGTCACCAGTCGTCGGTGCAGCCCAGATCAGACCCGTCGCCTCGCCCGAGTCGGCAGTCAACACATAAGTATCGGTGCCAACCCCCAAACGGACAATCGTGTTGTCAGCCGAAGCGGCCAACAGGTCGCCCTGAGCGTCCACCAAACTGTCCTGAACCAACCCAGGGGACGAGTTGACGAACGACTCAATGTCGGTGAAGTTCGTGTTCACGTCGGCGGCGACAATCGTGGTGCCCGCCGCAAACGTGTTAGTTACCGCCAGGGTCGCCATTTATCGCATCCTTCTCGCCACATAGGTGTACGCCAAAGCGTTGATTTCCCATGTGCTATTAGTGGACGGCCCGTTGACTTTCATACTTACTGACCTCGCTGTCCCAAGAGTTGGCAGTCTTTTCACGTCAGCGACCAGATTCGACGCAATCGCATCCCACGCCGCGTAATAGTCAGAATCAGGATCCGCGTCATCCCACTTCGCGGTATCCCACACCGACGTTGATGTACGACCCGTGACGTTCACATCGAACGACATGGCCTGTTCGGCCTTGTCATAGTTTTTGTAAACCTGGACGGGCATCGTGATGGATGACTCGGCCAAGGTGACCATGCGGGGTTTCCCCCACCGTTTCTTCACAATCGGGTTGCGGCCCGTCACCCAACGGGTCACAAAATACGACACAATGTGCGTTTCCGTTGACCCCGTGTACCTGTCCGACGTGCGATTCTGCTCATCTTCCAGGTCAATCACCGAACCCGTCGTAGCGACGCATCCCGCCAGCACCTTGGGGCGCCCCGACGGTGGTCGAAACGCCGTCATCGGTCCCGCATCAATATCTGACGTGACCCAAGCGCCGCCCTGACCCAACGTCGGATCAAAGATCAGGGTGCGACGGGTCGTCGCGCCGTCCTCTGTCCAATCGACAGATGCGTACAGTTTGTTGTTACCCCACGCGAGCTGCGGAGGGGCCGTGAACGTGATACGCCCATCGCGTATCGCAGGATCCAACTTGTCGAACAGGTAAAAGAACTGTTCCCTGTTATACAGGTACACGCCGTCTTCACCGTTCCAGAAATAGCACCCGTTGGGTGCAACCGCAGGAGTGGACAGCGGAACCATCCCGACTTCCTGAGTGATCGTCTGAACCTGAAACGAATCAGAATCAAACCCCGTTATCGCAAACACACCGTTCGTTTTGAACACCAACAGGCGGTCACCGAACGGTGCCAATCCTGTGATGAACCCGCCGCTTTCACCAATGTCGATGTCGGCGTAGTCGTCTGCTGCCCACTTCTCAGCCTGGTTGGCTTGCGACCAGCGAACCCGAGACTTGTAGGCGGTAGCTGACTCGTAGGTGTTTGCGGTGAACGCAAAGTTGTTCCAAAAAGCCACATACTGGGCTTGCGGAAAGTTGCCGTCCGTTCCATCCAACGTGGTGCCCAGGTCCGCAGCCGTAGTACCATTCCACCTGAACGACGGCTTGTCATACGACACCCCGTAAGAAATGTTGTTCATCGTGATGCCGTACACCCGAGAACCTGCCGTACGGGCCGTGATCCCCGTCAAATCAGTAAAGTTGCCGCTCGCAGAATGGGCAACCTTCGTGTCATAGTTGACCATCACCGCCGAGTTGGACACAATGTCAGGGTAAAACCCCCACAAACCCTGAACATCAGCGGACAACGCCGTCGGGTTCCTGCGGTCCACACCGTCGCGCATCTTGATCCCGCCACGCGGATCAACAGTCACATTCAACAAATCAGGCGACTCGTCGCCCGACAGGTTGAACTGATCGGACCTCAGATTCAATCCCCCCGAAAACGAATCCAGGGTTTCCAGCGAAAACTGGCGTTGCGCGCTACGAACCACCAGCTACTCCCAAGAGTAACGTAAACGGTTTGGCAAAATCACCTGTGACCGCCACCGCGACGCATTGCGACTGTTCAAAACCACAGGTTGCGGTGCAGGCATGTCGTCATAACGGTCGCTGAGATTATTCAACTCCTGGTAGAAGATCGACAGGTACTGCTGCGCCATCAACGGGTCTTCCTGCTGCTCGTAAGCGCGAGCAATCCCGTAAGTAGCAACCACGACATGGAACGGATCAGGCAGATCCGACGGTTCGACCGCATCGGCTACACCAGCTCCGAAAGCCGCAGGGTTCGCATAGCCACGAATGTAGATTGTCTCAACTGATGTCGGTGTCGGATACAAGCGAACCGACTCCGCCCAGAAAGACCACCACCAGGGAGAACCTGTCCCGTTGACGTTCAACGGGTACACGACATCGCCCTCGTCGCGGCCCACAAACGACACGACATGATTATCGGTACGCAACGATGCGATTTCACGCAACCCGTTGGTGACCCCCGTACCGACCGCCGCCAAGGTGTAATCCTTCTGCGACGCAACAGTGTCGAACGTGGATGCCTTCTCAAAGAAAGGCCACCGCTTCTCCGTGTAAACAATCAGGTCGTAACCCTCACCGAGAAAACGGTTCAGGGTGTCGTCTGAAATGTCCGACGAGTCAATGTCCACCACAGAGCGGACATAGGAACGCATGGTGGAAATGTCCACCAGCTACTCCTTCGGAGTGTGAAAGATGCACAGGTCGCTGCCCGTAACGGGACGCCCCTTACAGGGCGCCCCGCTGCGAGTCAACGAACTGCACTTGACCGATTCTGGGACAACGGGTTCGCCGCCTATCGGATTGACTTGCTGGATGTTGCGGGAGAACCCCACGGTTTGAGGCCGTGGTGTCGAATCCCGAAAATGGTCGCCAGCAGGCTGCCCGTATGGGCGTGAGCCAACCTTGTAAACGTTAGCGAATTCTCGTCCCATCAGAATCAGGTGGCCGAGTGCATGAAACCCTGCCGTGCACGGTTGCTGCATGTGAGCTGGCCGTAGCACAGAAGCTGTGAGTACACAGCGTCCTGGTTGGTTGGGCGCACGAACGGTGTCGGCTTGAACCAGACATCGCTATGGGCAACCAACTGTAGGTACTTGGTGTTCAGGAACAGGAACTGACCAGACGCACAGGCATCATCGAAGGTCACGGGGCATCCCTTGAACAGCAGGTTCTGGAACCCACCGTCAGCCATGTCGGTATCCGTGTACCGAATCTGGCTCTCCAAGAGTGCCTCGTACTTCTCGTACAAAGCCTGCGTGGTGATGCCGATAGTCGGCTGGTCGTTACCAACCGAAATGGTGTTATATATGTTAGCCATGCTGGCTACAGTGATCGCACCACCCTGATCGACTTCAGTGGACTTCCAGAACGAGTTGCCTGAGCCAGTCGGGTCGATTCCACCAAGGCTCACGCCCGTTCCGCCGACAATGTTGCCTAGACCGTTCCAGTCCTTGCTGCTGTTGCCCGACCCGTCAGCCCAAAACATGGTGTTCATGTTCTCGATAACGGTTTCCTGCGTCTGGAAAATCTTGCCTTCCAGCAGATCAATGATCTGTGCCTCACCGTTATTCTTGGCTTCCTCGATGCCCGAAATGGTCACCGTGGCCGCATACTGCCCCCACGAATACTCAGCCGCGCTGATGCCCGTCTGTGCCGTCGTGGAAATAGTGTCAGTACCGCTGTACGAGCCAGCGGTTGAGTTCGTACCGTAAATGATCGGTACAACGATGGTCGCCCCACCACTAATCCGACGAATGGTCTGCCCGTTCGTCAAAGCGTAGAACAACGGCCTTGCGCTGAAGATGTTATCTGTCAGCTTCGGGATGTAGTTCTTTAGCGTAGTGGAGAGAATCTCGTCAAAGTTAGCGTTACCCGCCATTTGAGTTTCTCCCTAAGAGGTTTATGTGGTCAGTTCTTGTTTCGCCATCGCAAAGGCTTCACGGATAGACATGGGCTTGCCCGCAGATTGGGAAACAACGCTTCCTTTTTGAGTTCCAGTCTTGGACTCAACCAGGGAAGCATCCCGCTTCGATTCTGTTACATCCTTGTCCGCCTGAAGTTTCTCAGCGGTGGACGCAACGTCACCAAATCTCATGTGGGCGTAGGCCGCATCCAAGTTTGAGATTTGATTACGCAAAGCATGATTGAACAGCTCCTGCTCATCAAAATCCCCGTACCTGGATTTCAACCCCGCTACTTCTTTGTCAAGGGCGGTGCGTCGCCCAACCGCAGCCTGCTGCTCCATCTGGTGTTCGATCCGCGCAATCCGCTGCTCAGTCGGATCCAACTCATCCCAAGCTTCCTGCTGCTCATGGGTGGGTTGGGTATCCAAACCAAACGCGGACGACAACGCTGAGATCGTTCCAGAAGGATCCGCCTCCAACGCCTTAGCGATGGATTCGGCCTGCTGCAACCGTTGACGCTCAGATGCCAACTCCTGCGTCTTACGGGTGTAATCCGCCTGACGTTGGTATCCGTCCCGAAGCTCCGACAAGCTGACCTGCTGTTCCTCGCCGTCAACCTTGACGACATACGTTTCCGCAGGTTCCTGACTTACTTCGTCTGATGAAACCTCTGGGGTGTCCGCTGACGCGGGTTCCGTCGTTTCCATGTTTTCTTCTGGCACTATCGCCTCCTGGGAGTCCGAAAGGTTGCTCCTAGAAGGACATACACCGTGTCCCACCCGTTACAGGGAAGGCAACTCCAAGCCCATCTGGTTTTGCAACTGGGCTAACAACTCGGGCGGAACACCACCCGTCGGAGCAAACACAGGCTCCTGCGGAGGCAACGGCGGCATCTGCGGAGCCACACCAGCTTCCGCTTCAGCAACCGCCTCAGGTGGTGCCTGCTGCTGCTGCTGCATCATAAACCGTTCAGGATTCTTGATATCGAACCCCTCACGAAGAACGTGCATCGCCAACGCCGACGGGTCAATCACCGTGCCAACCAGAGGCGCAATAGCGTTCAGCAACGACACCGCCTGCTGCTTACGAATCGTGTCATTCATCGGCATGGTTGAACCACCCTCAACCGTGAAGTCGTACTCGCCCGCAATATCCTCACGGGTGTACTGATAGAAAATGTCTTCACCCTCACGACCCGTGATACGGGCCACCTGCTCCCCCGTCATGTACTGCTGCAACAGTTGAAGCACCCTGCGGGCAACAGCCGAAATAGCGATCTCGATGATCGCCAACTTGTCCGCTGCCCTGGCGTTCGCAGCATCAGCAATAATGGACGCCTCCGTCGCAGTACGACGAATCTCAGGCATCTGCCCGCGCGCATACTCGTTGACACCCGACACCGTGTTGATGTCCTGCTCAATAATGTTGGAATAGGCGTAAATCTCGGGAGACAACGGGGTTTGCGGCATCGGAATGACAACCTCCGACAAAGGCTTATTCTCATCAATCACAGGGACCAGACGGCCATCATCATCAGATTCCAGGGCTTCACGACCCTCAGGGCCAAAGCTGCGTTCGTGATACAGGTATTTGCGTCCGTACCGTTTACGGTCGTTCATCAACTGTGAACGGGTCTTGTCCAACTCCAACTGCAAAGGCTCAATCGACTCCAAATCCCCAATCGGGTAAAAGAAATCGGGAATGTCGTAGTTCCTCAACATCACAAACGGTTGACCATACGCATACGGCATCGGAGTCGGATCAGCCAGGAACTCGTCGCCATTCGCAGCGCACACCGACATCGTGTTGGACGCAATGTCGTAATACTCGTACAACGTGACACGCTCCACGTCATCCAAATACTCGGCACCATCATTGATCGGGTTATCCCAGGCGTTCCGAACCCCAGAGTCAGGACCAAGACGTTTCCGCACCGAAGCCTTGTAACGCTTATCTTTCTTCACCTCGGCCAGCGGGCGAATAATCTGCTGTGCGATCCACTGAATGTCCTCCATGCACGTTGCTTCAGGATCGACAAACACATCAAACGGTGAAACCCGCTCCACAAACGGCTGATCCTCAACAATCCTCATCGCCGTAGATGGAAGATTCGCAGCGATCTCCTCATCAGTTGGCAAATCGGCAGCAATAAACGGATCAGCAAACGCCGCCTGATCGACCTCCATCACCGACTGGGTATACAAATCGTCCAGCTCGCCATCGCCCAGCATCTGTTCCTGCTCAACGAAACGCCAACCAACCTTCAACCAGCCGTGGCCGAAGATGAGAAAATCTTTGACGGAGCGACGGAACGGCTTACGGAAATCGTAATGCCGCCACAAATAGTTGACAATCGCCTCAGAAATAACTGCCGTTTCCGTATCCTCAGGATTGCTTGCCTGGACGACAATCTTCGGATGGTTCACCGCAACCGACGGTGCGATCACATTGATCGTCGAAAACGCCAGATTGACAGCGATCATGTCCTGATTGGCGATAGTGGTGGACGGCCAATGCTTGCCG